CAATAGAAAATGAAATTAAAAAGCTTAGAGAATCAATAGAAGGTTTAACTAATGCTATAATAGAATCTAATAAGGAAAAAGTTCAAATAAGAGTTTCTGAACCAACTCCAATTAAAGTAGAAACTAAATTAGAAAAAGAAATTAAAGATGCTGAGGAAGAAGGAAAAGAAATAGCTAAAATAATTAAAGAAAGAAAAAAAGAAGTCGAAATAAAAAATCCTCCTAAGCCATTAGAATATGAAGTTGATAATGAGAAAAATGAAGTTGAAATTCCTAATGCAAAATTACAATATAATATAAATAAATCAAAAGAAGATTCTAAAGTAACCAATGATATGGTTAAACAATTAGGAAAAGACAAAATGGCTGCAGGTGTAGACAGATCTAAAATAAAATCAATAATTACTAGTTTAGCAGGCCCAGACGCTTCAATTGCTGATTTAGATGAATCTAATATTGAAGAATGCTATAACAAAATTAGTGAATTACAACCTGAAAATAAATAGGTAAAATAATGACTAAAAAGCATGCAAAATTATCAGCTTCAGGGTCCAGCAAATGGTTAAATTGTCCTGGATCGGTTGAGGCTGAATCAAAAATTCCTAATAAACAATCGGTATATGCTGAAGAAGGAACTTTAGCTCATGAGTTAGCAGATATATGTTTGAAAAAACAATTGGAAGCCAAAAAATATATAGGTTATGATGTTCTTTATGCTCCTGAAAAATCAGGTATAATTACAGAAGAAATGGCTAAGTTTGTTCAAGAATATATTGACTATGTCTTAGCTCATGAAACAAAAAATAGCCAATTATATACTGAAGATAGAGTTGACTTTTCCAACATTGTTCCAGATGGATTTGGGACTATGGATGCGGCTATCCTTGATTATGATACAGGAATTTGCCACATATTTGACTTAAAATATGGGCGAGGTGTAGAAGTTAGTGCTGTAGAAAATACACAAGCTCAACTTTATGCACTTGGATTTTATAATGAACTTAAATGCCTAGATATTATTAAATCATTTAAGATTCATATAGTTCAACCTAGAATATTTAACTACTCATCATGGGAAATAACATTAGATGATTTAGTTAAATTTGGAGAATATGCCTCAAAGAAAGCAAATGAAGCTTTAGCTCCTAATGCTCCAAGAACTCCGGGTGAAAAGCAATGTAAATGGTGTAATGCTAAAGCTACTTGTCCTGCTCTTAAAAAACATACCGAAGAGACTATATTAAAAAGTTTTGATGATTTAAATAAAGATATTATGTTTAATGAACTTAATGACGAACAACTAAAACTTATTCTTGACAATAAAAACCTTATTGAAGACTTCTTAAAATCAGTTGAACAATATATCTACGATAGAGTTTTAAATGGTGAAAAATTTGAAGGATATAAACTTGTTGAAGGTCGTTCAAATAGAAAATGGGTCGATGATGCAGAAGAAATATTAAAAAATAAGTTAGGAGAAGATGCTTATGAGAAAAAATTAATTGGAATTACTGCCGCAGGAAAGAAACTTAAAAAAGATGAAGTTGAAGAACTTACTTATAAGCCTGAAGGAAAACTCCAATTAGTGCTTGCTTCTGACAAGAGAAAAGAAGTTACTAAGACAATAGATCATTTTGATAAAATTTAATAAAATAATTATGAAAACAAAAGAAGAAATAAGAGACTATCAAAAAGAATATAGGCAAAAAAATAAGGAAAAAATAAGAGACTATCAAAAAGAATATAGGCAAAAAAATAAGGAAAAAATAAAAAAGCATCGCAAAGAATATGATAAAGAATATAAGCAAAAAAATAAAGAAAAAATAAAAGAGTATAATAAAGAGTATTACCAAAAAAATAAAGAGTATTACCAAAAAAATAAGGAAAAAATAAGAGAGCGGAAAAGAAAATATTACTTAGAAAACAAAAGAAAATGGAAAGAGTATTCTAAAGAGTATTACCAAAAAAATAAAGAACATTCTAAAGAGTATTACCAAAAAAATAAGGAAAAAATAAGAGAGCGGAAAAGAAAATATTACCTAAAAAAGAAAATGGAAAACAACAAATCAGATTAACTTAAATTAAAATAATTATGAATATAAAAATAAATAGAGAGAATCAAATAGTAATAGACGATAGGGTTGTAGCTATTACTAAAATAAATGAAAAAATGGAATGGGAAGCAGGTAAAAAGACTAGAAAAATAATAAGAAGTTATGAACTTAAAACTACAAAAGGAAAAAAAATAGTTGATATACCAAATTTAATGAAATTTAAAAAAGAAAAAGAATATTTAAAAATAGATTGGAATAAATATTTATAAAATGTTTAATATATGCTAAATTTTATTTTACTTTTAAAATTTAATATATTATAATATAGAGTATAAGGTAAATATTATAAATTCTAGACAATAATATTTCTCTTTTATTATATTTTGAACTTAAGATAAAAATATAATAAAAAAACTAATTAATCCTTGCCGATTAGTATAAAAATAAGAGCAGGAAGCTATAAATAACGAAACACTTAATTGTGTCACTAGGCAGTGGCGAGCTTAGTCTGAAGAGTTTTGCCAATATAACTTTAATTATAAATTAAAATGACTAAAATCGTAATAAAAAATGCAAGATTATCTTTCCCGTCTTTATTTCAAAAATCTGTTTTTGATGGTAAAGAAGGTAAATATGAAGCAACACTTTTGATTGATAAAAAAGATGAAGCTTTGAAAAAACAAATTGACGAGCAAATAGCAAAAAAAGTTGCTGAAGAGAAAGTCAAAGTACCATCAGATAAATACTGTATTAAAGACGGTGATGAATCTGATTTAGATGGTTTCGAAGGAAATTGGAGTTTAAAAGCTTCTAATCCTAAAAGACCAACTGTTATTGACAGAGACAAAACTCCATTAACTGAAGATGATGAAAAATTATATGCCGGTTGTTATGTAAATGCAGTTGTTGATTTCTGGGTCCAAAACAATGCTTACGGAAAAAGAATTAACGCAAATCTTTACGGAGTTCAATTTGTAAAAGACGGTGAACCATTCGGAATGGGTCCTGTTGATGTTACAGATGACTTTGAAGATTTGGACGAATTATAAAGAATTTTGGACGGTTTAGGTCTGCGGATTCGCTGGGCGCCGAGCCAAATAGCCGAAAGGCGATTGATAGAGTAATTAACTATCTGACTGCCAGGAAAGACTGGCCTTTTTGCGTTTAAATGTGGCATTATGTTGATGTTTCAACGTTCCTTGACGCTTCATAATGTCACTTTTAAGCGTAAAATAAATAATTTAGTGACGGTTAAAATACTTAATATTTTATTAAGAGACGTAGGATCAGGCCCTACTTTATTTTACGCTTAAACCATTAACTTTAAAAATAGAAATAAAATGATAGGATATTTATACTATATAATACTTCTTATATTACTAGGTGCTATTGCATTTTGTCATGGTAAATTAATTGGTAAAATAGATAGTAGCATGAAAGATAGGTAAAACATTTATACATATAAAATAAACTATTAATTCAAGGAACGTAATATGAAAGATTTAGTTGTATTAGACTGTGAAGTCTATCCAAATTATACATTATTTGCATTTAAAAATATAGATAATCAAAAAACTTTTACTATTGAGATAAAAGGTGAAAGCTCTTCATTAGATGAAAACTCATTAAAAAAACTTCAACAAATAATGACTGTTAGAACGACATTTGGTTTTAACAGTATAAATTATGATATGCCAATTATTCTTTTTGCTTTACAAGGAAAAACATCAAAAGAAATATGTAAACTATCTAATTACATTATCGAAAACAACTCTCCTGGATGGAAAACATTACAAAACTTCAGTTTATCCTGGCCTAATTCAATAAAACATTTTGATATTCAAGAACCTTCACCTGGAGTTAGAGTAAGCTTAAAACTTTATGGAGGCAGAATGCATTCTGATAAATTACAAGATCTTCCAATTGAACCTAATTCTATATTATCAGAAAATGAAATGGAAGAGACTAAGTTATATTGTGTTAATGATCTTAACACAACAATTGACTTATATCGCCAAATTGAAGATAGAATAAAACTAAGAGTAGATATGTCTAATAAATACGGGCAAGATTTACTTTCTAAATCAGATGCACAAATAGCTGAAGTTGTTATTAAATCAGAATTAACAAAGAAAAGAATATATTGTAAAACTCCTAAAATACCTAATGGAAAAACTTTTAAATACGAAGTTCCTGATTTTATTAAATTTAAATCAAAACAATTAAAAGATATATTAGAAATAATTAAAACACATGATTTTGAATTAGATGGTAAAGGATCAATTAAATTACCTTCAGTTTTAAAAAATGCCAAAATAGAATTAGGAAGTTCTATTTATCAATTAGGAATAGGAGGTATTCACTCAACAGAAAAGAAACAAGCTGTAATACCAACAGAACATCAATTTTTAATAGATAAAGACGTTGCGTCTTATTATCCATCTATTATTTTAAATCAAAAACTTTATCCAAGGCATTTAGGAACACCTTTTTTAGATGTGTATAGACAAATTGTAGAAGAAAGGCTTAAGGCTAAAAAAGAAGGTAATAAGATAGTAAATGAATCACTAAAGATCGTTATTAATGGATCATTTGGTAAATTAGGAAGTAAATACTCAGCTTTATATTCACCTGATTTAATGATCGCTGTAACATTGACAGGCCAATTGTCCTTATTAATGCTTATTGAAGAATTAGAAAACAATGATGTTTCAGTAATTTCATCGAATACAGATGGTTTTGTGTCATTATTAACTAAAGAACAATACGAAAGATATGATTCTATTTGTTTTGATTGGGAGCTAACTACAGGTTTTGTTTTAGAGGAAACTAGATATAAAGCGCTTTACTCAAGAGATGTTAATAATTATTTAGCAATAACTGATTATGGTTATAAAGGAAAAGGTATATTTACTCTTGATTCACTTCAAAAGAATCCTCAAGCAACAATTATTATAAATGCAGTAATAAAACTTTTAGTTGATAATGTTCCTATTTCTGAAACTATCAGAAATTGTAAAGATTTAAAAGAATTTTTGCATGTAAGAAGTGTGACAGGAGGAGCAACTTATAAAGACACATATTTAGGCCGTGTTGTAAGATGGATTTATTCAACCAATGGAGACATTATTAAATACAAAAAGCCTAATAAAACAGGAACATTTCCTAAAGTGGCAAAATCTGAAGGATCTAGGCCAATTATGGATTTGAATTGTGAGTTTCCAAAAGATATTGACTATGATAGATATATTGAAGAATCAATGTCGATTTTAGATGATCTTGGAATTACTAATATATAATTTAAAAATAAAATGATAGATACATTAAATAATATGATAGATAAATTTTATGCAAATACTATTTATTGCAATAGAAATAAATTAGCTATTGTAACAGGTAATTTTAATCCTTCTTACGATTCTTTGCTATTTAATACAAATGATTATTTAGGACTTGACAAGTTATATTATTATCTATCAAACCCTAAATTAAATAAATTAAATAAATTAAATTTATTACAATCAGGGGTATTTTCTAGTAGTAATTCTATTAAAGATAAATTAGAAGATAGAATATCTAATTTTACTAATTATGAATCATCTCTATTATATCAATCTGGTTATTGTGCAAATTTAGATTTATTACAAGTAATATCATATAATAAATGCAATATCTATATAGATATAAATGCTCACGCATCAATACATAATGGGGCTAAGAATACTAATGGTAAAATAATATTATTTAGACATAATAATTATGTTGATTTAGAAAATAAAATAAATAAATATGGATCAGGTATAATATTAGTAGATTCAATATATTCTGTTAATGGAGATATGTGTGATCTAAAGAAAGTTTCTTCAATATCTAAATCAAGCGACTCTATATTAGTGGTTGACGAATCCCATTCCTTAGGATTATATGGAAAAAATGGAGAAGGTCTTGTTAATGAATTAAATTTACAAGATAAAGTTGATATTATAACAGCTAGTTTATCTAAAACTTTTGCAACAAGAGCAGGAATAATATTATGCTCTGAGAGACTTAAGAATTTTATAAAATATAAAGGTAATATATCTATTTTTAGTTCAGGTTTAGATAATGAAACTATATTTAATATAGGTAATAAATTAGATATTATAAAATCTATGTCCAATGAGAGAGAAGATCTTAAAAACAAATCTTTATATTTTAGAAAAAATATAAAGAATAATTCTAGCCAATCAAATATAATATCTATAGATTTTCCAGATATAGAATTAGCCAGAGATTTTTTTGAAGAAAATAATATTTTTCCTTCTGTATTTGCTTACCCCGCTACTCCTAAAAATAAACCTGTATTAAGATTTACCTTATGTAACTATCATACGTATAATGATATAGACATTTTAATAAAATTTTTACTAAAATATAGTTTACAAATAAAAAATTATGTTTTATAATATATAAATTATTAACTTTTAATCTAAAATAAAATGATAAATAATACAATTACAAATGAAACTAAACAAGATCTTAAAAATAGGGTCGAATATATCGAAAAGAAAATTGCTGAAAAAGACGATATTCTTTTAGAAATTAGAGAAGCATTTGAAGCCGCAGCAAACGCAGGTTACGATGTTAAAGCTATGAAAGAAGTTATTAAACTTCGTAAAAGAGATCTTCAAAAAGTAGTTAACGAAGAAGATATGAGAGAACTTTATAAAGACTTATTAATTGAAATATAATTTAAAATGAATATAATGCTAAAATTAGTTAAAGAAATGCATACCAAATTCGGTATAACTTCAGAAAAAGTAAAATTTTCTGATGAAGAAAAAAAGTTTAGAATTTGTGCAATGCAAGAAGAATTGGACGAATATAAAGAAGCTGAAACTAAAGAAGATCAATTAGATGCTTTAGTTGATCTTGTTGTATTTGCTTTCGGAACTGCTGAAAGACAAGGTATGCTTGAAGTTTTTGAAGAAGCTTTTGAAAGAGTTATGATTGCTAATTGTCAAAAAGAAATAGGACAAAATCAAAAACGTGGGTCATTCCAATTAGATTTAGTTAAGCCTAAAGGTTGGACTGCTCCGGACTTGAGTGATTTAGTTGAAGATAAGCCTAAACAATTAGACTTATTAGATTATATTGACAAAAATAATAAATAAAATTATGACAAATAAAATAGATAAAACGTTAAAAGAAAGAGGATCTAGATATGGATCTTTTGAACATAATGCTAAAATAACACAACGACTTTGTAATGTGTTAAAACAGGCACCTAATTATGATTTATTAGAAGAAGAGCATATTGAAGCTTTCCATATGATATTTCATAAGATAGCAAGATGTGTTTGTGGTGATCCTAATTATATTGATAATATCCATGATATAGTAGGTTATGCAAAACTTTTAGAAGACTTTTTAAAAGATAAAGAATTCGGAATAAATTTGTCTAATATAAGTACTTTAAAATAATGGAACGATATAATGTAGAACATATAAGAAAAGAATTTATAAGACTTAAAGAAAATAAATTGCTTTCTGATAATGGAACTTATGAGATATTAAATGCTTCATTTATTTCTAATGATTTAGTAATATTTGGAGAATTAAATGAAAAATATGCTAAATCAGAAGTAAAATGGTATTTAAGTCAAAGTAGAAATATAAATGATATAGAAGGCAAAATCCCTTCTATATGGAAAGAAGTTGCAACAAAAGATGGTTGGATAAACTCAAATTATGGTTGGTGTATATTCTCAGAAGAAAATGGAAGACAATTTGAAAATGCCATAGCTAAATTAGAAAATGGTAAATTATCAAGACAAGCAACTATGATTTATATTCGCCCATCTATGCATGCAGATGCTGTAAGAGACGGTATGAATGATTTTATATGCACATATGGTGTTCAATTAATGATAAGAAACGATCATCTTTATTATCATGTTTATATGAGAAGTAATGACGCAATATTTGGTTATAAAAACGATTCTTATTGGCATCATTTTGTTCATGACTTAGCATATAAACAATTAAAGAAGACTTATAAACATTTACGTTTTGGGCATTTATTTTGGAATGCTGCAACTCTTCATATTTACCCTAGACATTTTCATTTAATAAAATGATAAAATATAACAATATAAATATATTTGTAGAAAAAGCTAATGGTATGGGATTTATTTCTGAATTTAAAGAAGAAATAAAAGCAAATATCAGTAATGGAACTTCTAATACTACTATTTCTATATCTAAAGATTCTGCAAATAAAATAATTAAAATTTTAGAAAAAGAAAATAAAACAAAAATAAAATGAAAAAATCTATAATTTTTAATCCTTTTACTCCGATTCCTAAATCAGAAAAAAGCCATATTAGGGGATGGGCTATGATGTGGGCGCAAAGACTAGATGCTGACATAGCAACAAAAGAAACTGATTTATTAGACTATGAAAACATTTATATTGACCATGGGGTTAATTTTCATGGATCTTTGAACTTATTTGGAGGATTCAATGATGATATAGTTTCAAATTGCTATAACTTAATGGATGCAGTAGATAATGAAGCTAAATTATTTTCTTTAGATTGGAAAATAAAAGATTGTAATTATATTTCTCAAATAGAAAAACGAATTGGTGCAAAAACAACTTCAAAAATGGTTGATTTTGACTTCTTAGAAAAATTTGAAAATATATTGAATAAAGCAAAATATCTTCCAATGGAATCGCTTAAGTTAAATAAATGGATTATAGGTGATAGCCATACGTTAGCATTTTCAACTAAAGATCAAGCAATTACAAGATTAAATGGAAAAACATTATATAGTGTTTTGGAAAAACCTAATTTAAAAAGTTTTTTATTAGGATCAATAAAACCTAAAAATGTGAAAGAGATAACATTATGTTTAGGATCAATTGATATAAGATTCCATTTATTAAGATTAAAAACATTTACTGCAAAAGAATTTGCTAATTTGTATGCAAGGCAAATAATAAATTTTCAAAGATTAAATAATATTCCTATAAAAGTTTGTGCCCCTGTTCCTATAGAATATGAAGAAAGAAAACTACCTAAAACAGGACAATTTGAAGGGCAAAATTTTTATGGAGCAAGATGGGAAAGATTAAAATTTACATTTGATTTTATAAAATATCTTAGTGATTATTGTTTTGATTTTGATCTTATACAACCACCTAAAGAAT